ATTTGCTGGACTATCAGGAAGTCCAAAGGCGACTATTACAGCAGGTACTAACTCTTAAACAGAGTATGTTCTTAAACATAGAAAGAGGGGACTTTTATAGTCCTCTTTTTTTTTGAACATAATTCAATATAATAGGTTATATAAGTATGATAAGATTATCACCAACAGCTAACGCACAATCAGTAAGCATTATACCTAGATTATATACTGTTGCTTCTAACTTATCTATGGTTATCGTAGAAGATGGTACTAGAAAAACTCAAACAATAAATAATATAACATCTTCACTATCAACTAATGGTAATTTCTTGCAGATGTCTATTGCTTTTACTATTTTAACAGCCGAAAGCAGTTATTCGTTTGAACTAAAACAAGGAACAACATTATTATACAGAGGAAAAGCTTATTGTACTTCTCAAACAGATAATACAATAGACCACACACTTAACACTAATAAATATAACAATTATGTTGGTACTGATACGGATGACCAAAAATATATAATATTATGAACAACTTAAAAGTAATAAATTTATCAGGGTACGAGGTGCCTTCAATAACAGAATCAACAAGATATAAGTGGGTTGAATATGGAGAAGGAAACAATTATTTTGGTGAACTAATTGAAAGATATTTAGGAAGTCCAACAAACTCAAGATGTGTTAACGGTATTACAGATTTAATTTACGGTAGAGGTTTAGATGCTACCGATTCTAAAGAAAATGCTGCACAATTTGGTCAGATGGAATCAATATTAAAAAATGATGACGTTAAAAGAGTTACAAGTGATTTAAAGTTATTAGGACAAGCTGCAATTCAAGTTGTTTATAATAAAACAAAGACAAAGATAATGCAGTTAAAGCATTTTCCTGCTGAAACACTTAGAGCAGAAAAAGCAAAAGACGGAAAAATTGAAGCTTATTATTATCATCCTAAATGGAGTGAAATAAAGCCTAAAGACAATCCAAAAAGAATACCTTCTTTTAAACAAGGTAAGAAAAGTGAAAAAGTAGAAATATATTATATAAAACCATATAGAGCTGGTTTTTATTACTACTCTCCTGTAGATTATCAAGGATGTTTACAGTATTGTAGTTTAGAGGAAGAAGTATCAAATTATCACATAAACAACATTCAAAATGGTTTAGCACCTTCACTATTATTAAACTTTAATAATGGTATTCCAGGTGATGAAGCACAAGATTTAATAGAAAGAAAAATATATGAAAAGTTTAGTGGTTCTTCTAATGCTGGTAAATTTATTTTATGTTTTAATGAAGATAGTGAAGCACAATCAACGGTAGAACCTATTCATCTACCTGATGCTCACGCACAATATGAATTTTTAGCAAAAGAATCAAGAGAAAAAATAATGATTGGTCACGGTGTTGTATCTCCAATACTATTAGGTATTAAAGACAACACAGGATTTGGAAATAACGCAGAAGAACTGCGTACAGCTAGTGTTTTAATGGATAACATTGTAATAAGACCGTTTCAAACATTGCTGATTAACTCTTTTAAGGAACTATTATCATTTAATGGTATAAACCTTAATCTTTACTTTATTACGCTACAGCCAATAGAGTTTACACAGCTTGACAACATAGCTACAAAGATTAAAAGAGAAGAAGAGACAGGTGAAAAACTGTCAAGTGAAGAGAAGAAAGACTTTTCTGATGATGAAGGTGATGATATGTTAAGTCAACTAGAAGAGTTAGCAGAAAAGATAGATAGTGATGATTGGGAGCTAGTACATACAGAAAAAGTAGAAGACACAGAAAAAGAGTTTGATTTTACAACTCTTTCTATGCCTACTGATAATGACGCTAAACCTAGTAAGTCATCATCACAAGATAATTCAACATATAAGGTTAGATACTCTTATGGTCCTGTAAGAAAATCACCTAATTCAAGAAGGTTCTGTCAGAGAATGGAACTTATAACTGAAAAGAATTTAGTGTTTAGAAAAGAAGATATTAATATGATGTCTTTTAGAGGAATTAATAAAGAGTTAGGTCATAAAGGACAAAGCTATTCATTATTTAAATATAAAGGTGGTGTAAATTGTCAACATTATTGGGAAATGAAGATTTATAAAAAGAAAGTATCTGAAAACACTTTAGTTGATGAATCTGATGCAATAAAAGACGGTTTAAAGAAACCTAATAATCCAAGTGAAATATCTGTTGAACCTAGAAATATGCCTAATAACGGACATCATCCAAACTATAAGAAATGAAAGCACTATTTATAACATTAGAAGAGTTAAAAAGAAAGTCTATTATAGACGGAAATGTAGATACTGATAAACTCATACAGTTTGTTGAAGTAGCACAAGATACAGTTATACAAAATTATCTTGGTACTAAATTATATAATACACTTCAAGCTGGTGTAATAGGCAATAATCTATCAGCAAATAATGCAACTTTAGTAAATACATACATAAAGCCAATGCTTATTTGGTATACACAAGCAACGTATTTGCCTTATGCTGCATATCAAATATCTAATGGAGGTATATATAAACATAATAGCGAAAATGCAACTTCTGTCTCAGAGTCAGAAATAACTAAATTAACTAGACACGCTACAGAAACTGCAGACTTTTATGCTAAAAGGTTTTTAGATTATATGAATGATAAAAGTGAATTATATCCTGACTATATTGGAAGTCAAGATGGGGGAATGTACCCTTTTAGAGACGTTAATTTTACAGGCTGGGTTTTATAATGAAAAGAGGTAAGTACGACAAATATAACAATAAGAATAAAAAGCAGAACGAAATTAAATTAATGAGTTATATTAAAAAGATAAAGAATGTCATTCGGTTCAATATATAGTATAACTTGGTTTGGTAATACAAACGAAGGAAATGGATGGGGAATTATATATCCATACAATGCAGATGGTTCACACTTAACCGTTGACACAACAAAATTTAGTGCAGACAGCACACAAGTAACAGTAGACGCAACAGTATATTAAAAATTAAATTATGGCAAAACAAGCAATAGGAATAGGAACTACAGCTAATGATGGGACAGGTGACCCATTAAGAACTGCAATGGACAAATCAAATGATAACTTTAATGAGGTTTATTCTCTTTTTGGTAATGGTTCTACACTTGCAATTAGTGGAGACGCAACAGTTTCTTCTGGTGCTTTAACAATAGCAACAGGTGCAGTAGAAAACACGATGTTAGCAGATGACACAATTACTTTAACAAAATTATCTGATATACAAATTAACAATGTAACTGATGTTATTTATACAAGTGTTTTAATTACAGTAGTAAATTCAGGTGGAAATAAATATTATTATGATGGTGGTTATCAAGCAATAACATTATCAAAAGGTCAAACATATCGTTTTGACCAAAGTGCTGCGTCAAATAGTGGTCATCCATTAAGATTTAGTACAACTTCTGATGGAACACATAATAGTGGTTCTGCCTATACAACTAATGTAACAGCTGTAGGAACTCCTGGTAATGCAGGTGCCTATACTCAAATAACAACAGAGCAAGACACACCAACATTATACACTTATTGTACAGCTCACGCTGGAATGGGTAACACAGTAAGTTATGGTGCTTCATTAGATTCAAGAGGTTTAGTTTCACAAATTGGATTAGACACAAATGATTATATAACAGTATTAACAGATAAAATAAGTTTCTTTATTGATGGTAGTGAAGATATGAGATTACAAGATAATGGTACTTTACAGGTAGAGGGTGATGTTGTTGCTTATTCTACAGTTATATCTTCTGATGAGAAATTAAAAGATAATGTAGAAACTATTGGTGGTGCTTTAGATAAAGTAAAGGAGTTAAAAGGTGTAACATTTAATTATAAATCAAATGGAAAAGCAAGTGGTGGTATAATTGCACAAGATGTAGAAAAGGTAATGCCATCATTAATTAAAACACAAAACACCTTAGATGGTTCTGATACATTTAAAACTGTAGATTATAATGGTCTAATTGGATTATTAATTGAATCAGTAAAAGAATTATCTGATAAATTAGATGAATGTAATAATTGTAAAAAAGATTAATTATGGCAATAAAAGGAGATTTTATATTTAAAAAATATGTAGAAACAGGAATAGAAGAAATTACAACTATTGTTCCTGAAGATATTTCTGAAGATGACCCTAATTATGATAATAGAGGTCAAGAAATTACTTATGAAAGACCAATAGGAGAAGTAATAGATGACCCTGATGAAACTTATATTGACCACATATTAGCAATAAATAGTTGTGGATTACATAGCGAAAGACCACAACCAGATAATAAAATATTTAATATAGCAATAATTTATGCAATTTACGAAAATGAAGAAGATAGGTTAATGGGAAGGAATGTTGTAAAAGGTGGAACAATTACTAGATGGGACGGTATAGATTTTAATGAAGTAGAAAATGTAGGTATTTATGAATATTGTTATGATTATCTAAAAAAAGAACAATGGGTTTATAACGCAAAAAATATATAAATTATGCCAATACCAGCATCAGGACCATTAGAATTAAGAGGTGATATAGCATTAGAAGTTGATGGTAATGCAAATGGAACAGATGTTTCGTTAGGTGCTTTATCAAATACAGCTGGTTTTACAGAACCTGATACTATGTCGGAATTTTATGATTTCTCAATGGTTTCAGCACCAACAGTTGCTACAAATGCAATGAGTAGTGTTACAGCAAGTAGTATGACTCTTAATGGTAATGCAACAAATGATAATGGTGCAAGTATTACTGATAGAGGTTTTTATTTTGGTACAGATTCTAATTATGCAAACAATACTAAAACAAGTGCTGGTGGAAGTGGAACAGGAGCATTTACATTATCAAGAACTGGATTAAATCCTAACACAACTTATTATGCTACAGCTTATGCAACTAATTCAGAGGGTGAGGGTAGAGGTGCAACAGTATCACAATCAACAGCAAATGTAACAGCACCAACAATTTCTTATAATAGTCAATCAAGTAATTACACAACAATTACTTTAAACTATACTGTAAATTGGGGTGGTCATTCATCTGGTACATATAAATTAGAAACAGAGATTTACAGTAGTGCTTCATTAGGAACAAATTTTTATGAAACAGTAGTTAATCAAACCAATAGTGGTTCTGCACCAAGTGGTAACCAAACAATATCTTTTACTATAACTCCTCCATCACAATATTCAAGTAGTGATTTTGACTATAGATTAAAAGTAAAAGCAACAAATCAAGTAGGAACAACTTATGCAAGTGGTAATAGTGGAGGATATAGAGATGCAAGTTTACAATCAGCGACAGCATATACTTGGAAATCTGCTGACCAAAATTCCTATAGAGGTTGGCAATGGGAAGCAAATAACAATTCTATAAACTCTAATTCAGTAAAAAGTGGTTCTTTTGTTAGACATCAACATCAACACCCACAATTAGGTTGGTTTACAACAGATGAATGTACTGTAAATGATGGAAGTGATAATTTTACAGGTGTAGTTTATGTACCAAATGTGAATTATAACACAAGTTTTAATTCTTATTATACTTTAGCAGATAGAACTACAGCAGCTAATGGTGTATATATGAGACAATGTTATCCTGATTCTATTTCATCAGGTAGTAGGTTTCCAAGACGACAGTTGATGCATTGGAAGATAGGAACTGCATATTGTTATAATGGTGCTGTAAATGTATTTGGTTGGAAACATAGTAACAATTCTGAAAGTGGTTTTGGAAGTGATTATAATAATTATCAAGCAACTTTAGTTTCTGCACCTAGTATATTGTCTAGTCCTAATGGTTATTATGGTTGGAGTGGAACAAATAGTGGTAATGGTTATAATGGAACACAACACTCAATATATACACAATCAGGAGGTACTATTACAAATGAAGTATTAGAAATACAAATCACTTACAGTTAAAATTAAAATACAATGAATGGATTTGAACCAAGTTTTTTAGGCATTATTACTTTAGTTTTAACAATAAATGAAATAAACTCTTGGCTTCAAGGACTTCTAATAATAGCAACTTTGGTTTATACAATAATAAAAATAATACAACTACTAAAAAGTAAATAATATGGTAAGAATATTTGAGTGGTTAGCACAACAATTTAGAAACCTTAACAGTTGGTTTGTTACAAACTGGAACAATATAATTCACAAATTACTATTTAAAAACGGACTATAATTAAACATAGTATGTTGAAGGGACTACTAAGAATTTTAGGTATAGGTAAAACAGACGATTTAAGTGGTCTAGGGCTTGAAATAAGAGAGCTTCTCAAAGGAAAGGAGATAGACCCTCAAAAGCTTATAGAACTGCAAGGAGAGATTAATAAAATAGAAGCTCAACATAGAACGATATTTGTTGCTGGTTGGAGACCTTTTATTGGTTGGGTATGTGGAGTAGCTTTAGCCTATAACTTTGTACTAAGAGATTTGCTTATATGGTTTATAGGACCAGAACAAGTACCTCCAGCTTTACAGATGGAACATTTAATGACAGTTCTTATCGGTATGTTAGGTCTGGGTGGTATGAGAACGTTTGAGAAGTTTAATAATAAAACAAATTAATTATGTGTAACTGCGAAGTTTGTATTTGTAAATAATGCCAAGAAAAGCTAAAGTAGCAATTTATATTCCTCCTAAAAAGAGGAAGAGACCTGGTGTTCATTCTAAGAACGCTAGTAAGAATCAAGTAGGCTATAAAAAGAAATATAGAGGACAAGGAATTAAAAGATGATAAGATTAATTCTTTTAGTTTTACTTATTACCTGTGGTTGTTCTACCACTAAACTCAGTACGGATAATATTAAAGTAAATAAGATTAAATTAGATAAAGATAAAAGAATAACTAATGGATATTAATCACAGAGGATGTTTAGCTGAGTACAGTTTTGCTTCCGAATGTATGAAAAGAGGTATTGAAGTATCTTTTCCATTATTAGACTCTTCTACCTATGATTGTATAGTTGACTATAAAG